ATTACAGGTCACTGCTACTGGAGAAAGACCAAAACTAGCCACAATTGGAAAGATAGTATATATTTTCTATATCGACGGAACTGATTTAAAGTGTAGGAAGATAAATCCCGTAGTTCCTGCAGTTTTAGAAACAGAAGTCACGGCTCAATCAAATGTTGACGCAGCAAAGACTTATGATACGCAATCAATAGGTGATAAAGTTTTCATAGCCTACGAATCCAACGTTTCTGGAGGAGAGTTGGCCTTTTTTAGCGTAGATATAGACAATACTATTTCGTCTGTAATTTCAAAAGTAGGAGAGTCTGGTAGCGATGCAATTAATGTATGTACGGATGCTGCACAACGTTTTGTAGTTACATATACTGACGGAACAGATGTTAAGACAAATATATATGTTTTTGACTTTAACTCTGAAATTCTGGCTCCTACAGTAATTGAAATAATTGCTAGTGTTACTAACTTATCTTGTGTGGAAACTACTACGGCTAATTATGTAGTTGTATATGAAGTATCTGCTGCAAGCGTAAAGGATTTTAAGCTCCGAAAGAATACATTTGACAGCGGCGGAGTAGTTGGAACTGCGGCAGATGTGCTTAGAAGCGTCGGCCTTCAGTCTAATTTATTTAGACAAAACAGCAGGACTTATATGCTGGCAATGCACGAAAGCCAGTTTCAATCTACATACTTTGTAATAGAAGATACAGGATTAGTTGTCGCTAAAACATCGCAAGCGCTCGGAGGCGCTCATAGAACCAAATCAGTCGCAGAAGTTACCGCACTCGGAAGCGGCAAGTTTCAAGTTGCTTCTAATATTAAAAGTAGATTAATATCCGAAGATAATCAATTCTTTACCACAGTTGGAGTTCAATCGACTATATTTGACTTTGAAGCACTAACTAGATTTCAAAAAGCCTCAATGGCAAACAACTTGCATATATCCGGTGGTTTTATGCAAATGTATGATGGATTCAATATAGTTGAACACGGCTTTCACATATTTCCAGAAGATTTAAGCGAGCAAGCAAACGCAACAACAGGAGGTTTCTTAGTAGATGGCACTTATAATTATATTGCTCTTTATAATTGGACTGATAATCAGGGGCTTTCTCATCTGTCAAGTCCAAGCCTTGGATTTGCTGCTACGACTAGCGCGGGCGGAAGTACGCAAACTCTCACAATCCGCGTACCTACTTTGCGAGTTACTGGTAAGACAAATCTTACAATTGATTTATACAGAACAGTCCTAGCTGGGACTTTATTTCATAAAGTAACCACAATTGCTTCTCCTGTAGTAAATGATACAGCTTTGGATTTCGTAGATATAGTCGATGGAATCGCAGACACTGCTTTAATAGCAAATGAATTACTGTATACTACTGGCGGAATTCTTGAAAACATTGCTCCACCCAGTATTAAGCTCATGGCCCCTTTTGGAAATAGAATGATGCTAGTTTCCGGCGACCGGCCCGATTCCCTGCAATTCTCAAAAATAAACTTTGAAGGATTGCCGATGGAATTTAGTGATTTACTAGTTCGTAAAGTTGCCCGAGATGAGGAACCTATTACCACAATCGCAGCATTAGATGATAAGTTTATAATATTTAAAAATACTTCTTGCTATTTTATAGCTGGAGAAGGTCCGAATAATGCAGGACAACAGGATACATTTACGGAACCAGAGATTATATCTGCTGAAATTGGCTGTTCAGAACCAGAGTCTATTGTATTAACCCCAAATGGATTGATGTTTAAGTCTAATAAAGGCATATATCTTTTAACCAGGGGACTAAAAACATTCTATATTGGAGCACCTGTTGAAGATTTTAATGATAGAACAATCACATCTGCAATTATGATTCCAGATACGAATCAAGTTCGATTCACAATCAGCAAAGACGTATGTTTGGTATATGATTTCTTTGTAAATCAATGGGCCACGTTTACAAATCACTCAGGAGAAGACGCAGTTATTCTGAACAATGAATATCACTACCTAAATAGTTTTAATACAGTTTTTAAAGAGAATACATCTAGTTTCACAGATGCAGGAGTTCCCATTAATATAGCACTTGAAACATCCTGGATATCTTTTGCTGGTTTCCAAGGTTATCAACGCGTATATAAGTTTATGGGAGTGGGAGAGTATAAATCCCCACATAAACTACGTATTAAAATCGCATACGATTTTATAGAAGCTTTCATACATGAGAAAGTTATTGATACAGCCGATTTTACGGATGACGATAGATATGGAGAAGAAAGTCCTTACGGAGATGGAACTCCTTATGGCGGAGATGGAAACCAGTATCAATTTCGTGTGGACTTGAAAAAGCAGAAGTCTCAATCTATCAAAATACGAATTGAAGAAGTTCAAGAAACAGAATTAGGCGAAGGGCTGGCTTTATCTGCACTAACCTTCCAAATCGGAAGCAAGTCTGGATTATTCGCAACAGACGAAGACCGTAAATTTGGAACACAAGGAAGTAGCTAATGGACCATATGAAAATGTTTAAGGACTATCTAGGAGAGTTAAAAAACGGACGTGGAGTTGTATATGACGAAAAAGGATTCGCAACTTACGAAATAATCGGAGAAGAATGCTATATTGTAGATATATACGTTAGTCCTGATTTTAGAGAAAAATACAATGCTTCACGATATGCCGATTTGGTAGTGGAAGAGGCCAAGAAAAACAATTGTACAGTATTGACAGGTTCTGTGGTTCCAAGTTCCCATAATGCAACAAAAAGCTTAAAAATCCTACTCGGATATGGATTTAAACTGCATTCTAGTCAAGACAATTTTATAGTCTTTGCAAAGGAGATTTCAAATGAGTAAAGTAGTTAGAAAGATTTTTGGAGGAGGGGGCTCCCCCGGTGCGCTTGGTACGGGTCGATTTCAAGCTACACAGATTGATATTAGCGAAGCCGCTTTTCAGAAACAAATTGCCGGAACCGGAACGCAAGAAGTAGGCAGAGAAGCGCAGGCTAGATTAAGTGCAGCATTAGAAGCTCAGTCTCGTGGAGAAGGCCCAAGTGTTGCTGAACAGCAATTACGTAGAGGCCAAGAATCGGCTGTCAAAAGAGCCAGAGCTTCAGCCGCAGGGACACGAGCCGGAACTCCCGGATTAACTCAGAGAGAAATAGCCAGACAAACTCAAGCCGGTCAACGAGAAACTTCTGCGGAAGCCGCACAATTAAGAGCCCAAGAACAAATAGGTGCTAGACAAGTTTTAGGTCAACAATTAGCTCAAACTAGAGAACAAGATATCCGACTCGCGGAACAAGACAGAGCTTCCTTACAAGCTTTGGAACAATTACGAGTTCAGCAAGCTACTGGAGTTAGTGCTATAAATCAAGCCGGATTTGCTTCTGCTGCTCAACAAAGAGGAAGTCTTGTTAGTAGTATTGGTAGCGCATTTGGTGCACTTTCTGACGAAAATATGAAAAAAAATATCAAAGATGGAGGAAGTGCTGCGAAGAAATTGTCTGAAAGTATTCAAAAATCAAAAAAAGGCTCCACTTTTAAGAAGAAAGGGAATTCTAAAAAAGAAACTAAGGAGGGGGATAAAAAGAAGAAAGTGGAAAAGGATGAATTTCAAAAATTTACAGAAGCTTTTGCTAAATCCAGAGGAGATGCGCCTCGTGTTGACGTGGTCAGGCCTATAAGTACTAGAGAAATTGATATAAATTTTCCAAATGCTAGACGTTCTTCATTATTAGTCACATCAGATGAGAACCAGAAGAAATCTATTGAGCCGGGTGGAGGTGCTTCAAAATCCCTATTAGGAGCCGTTAAATCTGCTGCCGAAGCAGAAAGAGAAAGAGAAAAGCCTCCAGCAATTGCGACTCCTGTTCTTGAACAACCGAAACCTCCAGAAAAAAAGGAATCAGGAGGATTTGATATATCGCAGATTGCATCTCTTGGAGCTTTACTTTCTGATGAGAATGCAAAAAAAGAGATAGAGCCTACAGATTCAAAATCATTTCTTGATAAGCTAAAAGCTGTGGAATTTGAATTTAAAGACCCGAAAAATGGCGAAGGAAAACAATTAGGCATATTGGCCCAGGATTTAGAAAAAGCCGGAGAAGTTGGAAAATCTATGGTTATAGACACTCCTGAAGGTAAGATGGTAGATTTCGGAAAAGGATTCGGCGCCATACTTGCTGCTACTGCGGATTTGAATAAACGATTATCACAAATAGAATCCACAAGAACTGGTTCTAAACCAAAAAAGAAAAGGAGTAAGTAATGGCAGGAATAAATGACAAGCAAATAGACAGTCTTGTAGAAACTGGACAACTTACTTCTAGTACTGCTGCTCAAGTAAAACAAAATAGAGCTTCTCAAGAGAATATTCGAAAAGCCGAACGTGCAGAGGAGGATGCGGAGGATTTATTAGCCATACGAGACCAAGCTGTTGTATTAGAGCAACAACAAGCTGAACAACAACCTATTCCACAAGCCCTTACAGAAGCTCCGTCCCCTTTGGCTGAACAACTACCTCTTGCACCACTTGAAGTAGGAGGACAACTTGTGCCCATAGGCCCAGAATCGGTTCCTCCGCAAGAAGTGTCTGAACTACAACCAGAAGAGTTTGTGCAGCCTACAGAACAAGTGGCGGAAGAAATTCCTACTGCAATACCTGGAGAAGACCCTTTTCAACAAGAAATAGCCGGAGTTAGAGACGTAGCAGAAGTTCAAGCAGAAGAGGCTAGAAACTTAGCAGACTTTCAAGAACAACAACTACAAGCTGGACAACTTGCTGCTGCGCGTGCTCAAAATGAAGCAATTCAAGATGAAGAAGAAATAAGAAATAGAAATATTGACCTAGATATAGTAAGAAGAGAGTTTGGTGAACTTGTGGAGAAAGCCGACCCTCAGAGATTTGTAAAAAACCTAAATCTAGGAGAAAAACTTATAGCATTCATCGGAATAGCACTCGGCGGAGCCGGTGGAGGACCTAATAATGCTTTTAGAGCTTTTCAAAATTCGATTGACAGAGACATTGCTGCACAGAATGCAGAGATTGACGGAGTTGGAAAGAGAATACAGCAGGGGGAAAATTTAATTGAAAGATTGCAGGGCATATTTAAAGATAGAAACTCAGCAACTAAAGCGGCCCGACTTATGCAACTTGAAAGCTTTGAACGACAGCTAGAAGTTACTCGGTCCAAATTTACTTCTCCGAAAATTCTAGCAAATGCAGATATTTTAGCAGCTAGAATTGGTCAAGAAAAAATTAAATTTCAAAGAGAGTTTGACTTAGCAGTAATACAAGCTAAAGGTAAAAATCCCCTAAGTAGAGTTGGTTCCGATATTGACCCAGCAACCATTACTAAAGCCGAGGAAAATAGAAGAGTGTTTGACGCAGATGGAAGATTCTTAGGATTAGCTAGTAGTGGTCAACTGACTAAGGATTTAAGAGAACACCTTTCTTCGAATGCTCAAGGACAAGTTCTTATCGAGAAATTACTTGCGATAGGGGACAAGCCGTTTAGTAAGTTTAGTCCTGCAGATAGAAATATAGTTCAAACTCTTAGGGGTTTGCAAAAAAGTACACTCAGACTTATGATTGCTGGACCGGGAGTTACATCAGACTTTGATATTAGACTTATTGATGAAGCTCAGGGCAATATTAATGCCTTTCTAGTATTTCCCGGAACACAAAGAGCAAAGATACTTGAACTTCAAAAGTTTTTAAAAACAGGTATACAAGCAAAACTCGGATTAGCTGGATTAAATCCAAACGTAGCTTTCCAACCCGAAGCTCAAGAATCTGCAGAATAAGGATTATCTGTGCCAAAGAAGAAACTAGAAAAAGCAGGCAAGATTCCTGCATTAAATGTTTTAGCAAATAAAGTAGAATTCTTAGACGAGTCCGAAATTGCTAATGCAGTTATGCTTGGAACACATACACTCAAAAAAGGCTCTCTTCTCAATGTAAAAGACAGCTTCGGAACTCCTGGAACTGTTCCGGCAGAAAGTGCTGCCAAAGCCTTACGTTCCGGATTCAAAATAGACACATTTCTTGAAAGAGAAGATAGACGTTTAGAAAAGAAATTTGGAGACAGGCCAATCGCCGCAGCAGCTCTAGGCGGATTATCCGGCGCATCCTTTGGCATATCTTCTCAAATTCTAGAAAAGTCTGGCTTAGTATCTGCAAAAACTCAGAATGAACTTACTCAAAGAAATAAAGGTGCAGAATTACTAGGTGAAATAACCGGAATCGTCGGACCAGCATTACTAACTGGCGGAACAAGTTTAGTTGCTAAAGGCGCAGGCGCAATCGCAAAACCTGTACTTGCTGTAAGTAAGGCTGGAAAATTTGCTGAAAAAATAACCAGAGGTGTATTAAAAAGTGTTATAAAAGAAACGGGTACAAAATCTTTCGCAAAGCGTATCATAGCAAAAACTTTGCCAAAAGCTGCCGGTTCAGCAACTGAAGGTGCAGCATTCGGTTTAGGTCAATTAATAAAAGAAGACGCATTAGGTAATGTGGACTTGAACGCTGAGAATGTTTTGAAATCTGCCGGATTAGGCGCATTAGTCGGAGGAACTTTTGGAGGAGTCCTTGGTTCTATGGAAGCATTAGCTCCGACCATCCGACGCGGTATTGGTGGTAAGTTAAGTGAAGTCACCGCAAGTTTAAAAAGCCGAATAGGTAGAGAAGTAGATAAAAATAAAGCGATTCAAAGATACATGCGTCTAACGCCTTCTGAGGTTAGAAAATTAGAAGAAGTTTCAAAAACCAAGCTAGAGGATATTGGAGATTTTCTAGTACAGAAATTACAATTAAAGGAAGTGAAAACCCCAGCTAAATTATTTGATTCTGTTACAACTTTAAAAAATAATGCAGGAGTTCGTATTGGAGAAGTGGTTAAGTCTGTAGATGATATACTGGCAAATAAACCAGAGGTGGCTATACAGGCTCAACAAATTGCTCAGAGAGTTATAAAAAATTTAGATGACAAATTTATTAAGCCTTTCGGCAAAGACCCAAGCTTAAGAGGAGAGCTGGCTCCTATTAAACGAACTATTCAACAGTGGGAAAAAATTAGAGATAAAGGCGGAACGCTGACTATGTCTGAAATTCACACTTTGAGAATGAACGCTGACAGAGGCATTAATTATGCAAGAGGACAAGCAAATCTACCACTAAAGCAACAAGGACTATCTTCTGTTCGAACATCTTTATCAAATGAGATGAAGGAAATTACAAATACGTTTAGCCTTTCTTTAGGAGAAGAGGCTCAACCGTTAATATTCAAACTGATAGAAGCCAATAAAGAGTTTTCCATGTCTGCCAGAATGCTTCCGTTTATTAAACGAAAAGCGGATAAAGCTGCAGAGAAGGATTTTCTCAACACCGCAGATATATTCCTCGGAGCAGTCGGTGCCGTAAGTGCGTTTGATGACAGCCTTAATATAGGAGACGCAGCAGCATTAGCTTTAGGCGCTAGAGGCATTAAAGCTTTTCTAAAGTCTGACATGAAAGCCAGGATGGTCATTCTATCGAATATTGAAAAGCAAAGTAATAAAGTTTCAAACTCCATTACTTCTGCGTTAAACAATTATTTTGGAAAAACCACAAAAACATTAAAACGAGCAGCAGTACCTGGTTCCGTAATTATAAATACTTCTTTTGATAAGAAAAAACCAAAAAAGAACGAAAGCAAAGTAGACGCTTTTAAACGAGTTTCTGCACAGATTCAAGATATAAATGCTAATCATGAGAAATTAGGAGAAACATTCAATATACGAACAATGAGAATGCGTCAATCAGCTCCTATAATTACACAATCTTTACAAGTAAAAACTATACAGGCCATGATTTTTTTAGACTCTAAACTACCTAAAAATAATTCTCCATCAATAGGAATTCAAGCCCATCTAGAGGAATTTGAGCCTTCTAGCCAAGAGATAGCTAAGTTTGAGAAATACTTGGAAGCTACATTGGACCCAGTCAGTGTCATACAAGACCTGGCCGAGGGAAAAATTACACGAGAAGGAGTGGAAGCTTTACGAACCGTATATCCAATGCTTTTTCAAGAAGTTCAGCAACAAGTTCTGAAACAATTGGCAGAAGCAGAAGAAAAGCTTCCGTATAACAAAAGACTGGAACTAGGCATACTGCTTGATATTCCGACGGACCCTTCATTAATCCCGGATAATATCCAGGGCTTACAAGCCCAGTTTGACCCCGGAGCCGCACAAACCGGCGCGGCGGTTACTGCTCAAGGCGTGGTTAATCCAACAACTACTGGAATTACCGGCATAGACGCGGCTAAACGTTCTGCTTCTGGAACTGAATCCTTCTTAAGACGGCGCCAGAGTTAGTATTACGCAGATTTGAGCAAAGTTCTTAAATATTAAGAATATTGTGTAATAACACTTCAGCACTACTAGACCTAGGCCCAAAAGGCTATAACTTATAAGGAGGCGTCCATGGCACGAAAATCTGTCACAAAACCCTTTAAAACTTTCGACGCTGCAAACCTTGCGGCCAATGCTACTTCAAGCATAACTAATGTGGAGAATCTAGACAAAGCATCTATTTCTATTGTCTTTAGCGGAACCGCGCCAGTAGGTGTAGTAACCGTTGAAGTTCGAAATGGAGCAAAGGATTCGTTCCAAGTTTTAGACATGGGCTCCACAATTAATATAACCGGAGCATCTGGAACCCACCAACTTGTATTTAACGAACTTCCTTTTACGGAATTAAGACTACAATATACTCGTACTTCTGGAACTGGAACCATGGACGCTACATTTACCGGAAAGGTAATAGGAGGATAATATGGCCCTATTTATATTCCCCCCAATCACACTGTCTTCGTCCGGCTTAGCAACTGAAGCTAAGCAAGATACTATTATAGCAGAACTAGACTTAGACGTAGTAGATACATTAGATACTAATCCAGTTCTGGACGCTTCCAGTACAACTATTCCGGCATCCGCGTCTCTACCATTAGAAGTTGTCGCGTCTCTAGCAGACGCCGCACAAGCAATTAGATTCGGAGACACGACTGGTTTCTATATCGGAGTATTTACCGGCGCAGCAGCATCTGAAGTTCTAAAGACTGTAATTAACCCCGGTTCCGACAGCACAGTCAAAGTTAATATTCCAGCTTCAACACGAATCAGCATTCGACACATGCAAAATAGCACAATTACTAACGGTGAATTACTTATAGAATTCTTAGGATAGACTATGCCAGCTTCATTTCCACAAGGCGATTTTACAGTATTTTTAAAGGCCAATCAAAAGCTTGGTTTATTGTCCACCTCTATTCAGATTATAACCAACGATACAGACGACCCAACTTCGGTTGCCAAAGATGCGCCAATCGGCTCATGGTATATTCGGTCCGGGACTAATGAGTGGTATAGAAAAACAGACGCCGGTTCCACAACTAATTGGGTTCTGGTTGATAAAGACAAAGTAGTCGGACCCGTTTCCTCTACAAATATTGCAATAGCCAAATGGAACGGAACAACTGGACTACTACTTCAAGACTCCGGCGTTCTGATTGATGTTTCCAATAACCTGTCCGGCATTGGTAATATAACGTTAAGTGGAACAGTTGACGGTAGAGACATTGCCGCCGACGGCTCAACACTAGATGCACACCTAAACGGCGGCGCATCAAAACATGACGCAACCGAGATTGATTATGAAAGAGTTGATGGCTCCAAAAAGAATATACAAGCAACATCCGATGAACTAGAAGCCGCAACAACCGATTTAGACGATGCAATCGGAGCACTTGCCGCATCTCCAACTAATTATACACCCTCTTCTCCAACTATTGTATCTTCACACTTAATCGGCATTGACTCCGCTTTGGGGACTTTAACTTCTACAATTAATAACTTTGAATGGCAAGAATCTGTAATTGATAAAGATACTACTGCTCAACCCGGTTCTCCGACTACTGGTGACAGATACTTGCTGGGGCTGGATACCCTTGCATCTGTCGTAACCGGCGCCGAATGGGCAAACCATGATGGAGAAATAGCCGAATTCAACGGCAGTACGTGGGACTTTACGATTCCTACAACCGGAATGTTCGTAGCAGCAGATGATGAGAATGACAGACTATATCTATTCGGCGGAACAACTTGGACATCCAAAGTTTTTGAATCTACAACCGCATCTGGCTTTCTATCCAGAACCGGATTCGACATTACTCTTGCTAATTTAAATGACGGCAACATAATCATTGGAAGCGCGGGTAATGTAGCAACTTCTGTTAATACTGGTTCTCTTGGAGATATTGATGCAGATACAATTGCGGGCTTGACAATAAAAGCTGGCGTAATTATAAATGCGGATATAAACGCAAGTGCTGCTATTGATGCTACTAAAATAGCTGATGGCACCGTGACCAGTGCAGAATTTCAATTCATAAATACACTTAGTTCAAATGCTCAAACTCAAATAGATGGCAAACTCAGTACGGCCCATGCGGACGGCGGAGTTTCCAAGCATGACGCTACTGAGATTGATTACGAAAGAGTAGATGGTTCAAAGAAAAATATACAAGCTTCCAGCGACGACTTAGAGACTTCAACAACTGATTTAGATGATGCAATTGGCGCATTAGACGCGACTCCTACTAACTATACCGCAGCAGACGTAACAATAGTTGCTGACCATTTGGCCGGAATTGATACCTCTATTGGAACAAAAGGCACAGCTACAACGAATAGTCCACTAGCCGGAAATACAACTGCGACTAATAATACACGCTTTCTAGTAGATACTACTGCAGTCAGAACAATCACACTACCCGCTGCGGCTGATAACTTTCTATTTGAAGTAAAAGACGTAACAGGAAGCGCCAATACTAACAATATTACAATAGCAAGAGCGGCGGCAGAGAAAATTGAAACTGTGGCCGCAAATTTTATAATAGACTCCGATTTAAGTTCCACAACGTTTGTAAGCGATGGAACTGATTGGTTTATAGTTTCTTAATGCTACAGGGCGTAAGCTCTATGGTTCGACATCCACATAGCAGGAGGTAGAAAATGTCATATATCGGCGAGAATCCCAAGTGGACTACTCAAACAAATAAGCCCCAAAGTGCAGACCCAGCTAATCCCGTTGAAGGAATGGTCTTTCGTTCCGATGGGACCCCTAGGCCAAAAGGCTTGTGGGAATTCAGAGACGGAGTATTTCAACGAATAGCTGGAGAGACTGGAGATATTAACTACATTACGAATCCAGACGCGGAAGTAGATGCCACTGGTTATTCAACTTATGCAGACGCTGCTGCGACTACTCCAGTTGACGGAACTGGTGGCGCACCGAATATAACTTTTACTCGAAATACTTCTAGTCCTTTAAGAGATACGGGCGATTTTGATATAGCCAAGACTGCTGCAGATAGGCAAGGCGAGGGAGTATCCAATGACTTCACAATTGACTCTGCAGATAAAGGGCAAACATTACAAGTAACTTTTGACTACGCAGCTAGTGCAAACTTTGCTGACGCCGATATTGGAATGTTTATATTCGACGTCACTAATGCATCTTTAATTCAAATGTCTAATGTAGATGTATTGTCAAACTCTAAAAAGTTCACTGGTTCCTTTATAGCAGATTTAACTTCCACATCCTACAGACTTATATGGCACATCGCATCTACAAATGCATCCGCTTGGGATTTTAACTTCGATAACGTAAGAGTTGGACCTGCTAATATTGTGGCAGACACCGCCAAAGAAGTCAGAGCCTGGTTAGACTATGATGGAGTATTAGATTCCATAAATGCGTCTAATGGTATAGCCTCTGTAGTCACTAATGGAACTGGAGACTATACTATAACATGGGAAAAAGCATTTAGTTCTGCAAATTATTCAGTAAACTTTTCTACTAGAGCTGATAGTGTAGCCGGAGATATTGTAATTAATGAAGATGATGCAAATCCTAAGACTACATCAGCTATTAGACTTTTAACTAGTGAGGCCGGAACAGGAACCAGAAGAGACGTAGACAATATATACGTGACAGCATACGAAGATAACTCTCCTGCACAACCCGCAGTTCTTAGCCAGCTTCCAATTTCCGACTGGATTGATGACGGAACTATTACAATTAGTGCTGTAACTACTCCGCCGACGAAAGGAACTATTGTAAGAGATAAAGCCAGATATAGGCGAATTGGTGATTCAATGGAAATTAGATTTGAATACGAACAAAGTACGGCTGGAACAGCCGGGGTTGGTTCATACTTATTTGAAATTCCCGGAGGATTTAGCATAGACACGGCCAAGGTTCACTCCGTTGTCAGTAACCAAGAAGCAAGTATAGGAAATGGAACCGTTTCTGATTCTGCAGATGGATTTAGCGCATCATCCTTTATCACCACTGCTTCAGTAGCGGACTCTACCCATATTGAATTTTGGATGCCCGTTACTGCAACTAATGTATTAAGTACTATTGCTAGTGGAGTTTTTTCATTAGCTAATGCGGCAATAGTATATACAGCCAGTGTCACAGTTCCAATCCAAGGCTGGTCTGCAAATCTAATACGAACTTTACCTTTACAGGATACAATTGATATACATACTGGAAATGGTCATGGCTCAACTAATACTAAAATTAGAAGATTTACAACTGTACTAGAAAATAGTGGGTCCGCAATGACTTTAACACAAGATGCGACAAATGGAGACTCAGTTACTATTAATCAAAATGGAATATATTCTATTTCATATACAGACAGTTTTGGCGCAGCAAGCAGTTTCGGCATTTCCAAAAACTCTTCTGAATTGACTACAAATGTTGATGCTCTTACTACTCAAACAGATGCATTAAAAACCACACATACAGATGCAGATGACCAGCCAAAGAATGTAGGTGAGACAAGGTCTTTTTCTGCAGGAGATGTAATTAGGGCTCATACAAATGGCGCCGCTGCTGCAACAACTTTTAATGATAATGCTAGATTTACAATTGTAAGAATCGCATAAGGAGCTAATATGGGAACCAAAGTAAAATTAATTTCAGACTTCTTTAGTGACACAGTCACAAATGAAACTAAAGTAAGTAATGCATGTGACATATCTAGTGCTTTTGGCTTCTCTGTACAAGTGGCATACACAGGAGCAACTCTTGCCGGTACTGTAAAACTAGAAGCTTCTCTAGACGAGGTAAATTGGGAAGAAATATCCGGTACTTCAACTGCTGTAGTTGCCTCCGGAAGTACTATATTATTTAATCAAGTAGATACTATGTTTCCTTTTACGCGATTGAGTATAGAAAGTACAAACGCAAATACTATTACAGCTACTGCGAAAATTTTCACAAAGGGAATGTAATGGCTACCCCAAAGCAACAAGCCAAGGTTGGCAAAGTTCTCAAAGAGTTTAAAGAACGAGAGTTGAAGTCTAGTTCTGGCCAAAAAGTACGAAGTAGAGCCCAAGCACTTGCAATCGCACTTAGTGAAGCAGGTCTATCACGCAAAAAGCGTAAAAAGAGAAAGGAATCATAATGGCACGTCATCCACAAAAACCAAAGCCTAGGAAACCCAAGCCCCGAAAGTAGGAGTTCTAATTGTCTTTAAATCCAATTACTGCAGATATAGAGGATTTGCTAAGAAGCGAAGCTCATAATCACTTGGACAAAGTAGCCAAGATATATGCGACTTCTGGAAAATTGATTGTCGAGTATAAGACATGGCCAAATAATATAGTTGGCAAAGCTTGTCTTAAACGCGAGTTCTCTTATGACGATTCTGTAAATACAGAAGTGCCTACTGGTGAACAGGTCAGTGTAGCTATTTGGACGTCAACATTACAAGCATTAGCCGTTCCAGCACTAACTGGTTCTGAACTAAACGCATTAATAGTTGAAGACGGAGCCGTCTCTGGAACCAAAGTTGCAGATATATGTTCAATCGGAGGAAAGCCGCCTTTTACGTTTGCGATTACAGCAGACCCTTCTAGTAAATTTACCTTAACAAACGGGGGCGAACTGAGTCTATCTGCTACAGCGGCTATTGCAGATGTTTCGTATTCTGTAACCATTGAAACAACAGACGACGCAGGCGTAGTAGCTTCCACCGTATTTACTATAACCGTGGTTCCTTTTGCACAAAGTCCAGTTCCAATTGCTACTTCTGGTTCTATAGAAGTCTTACAGGCTGTTCATGATTTTCTAAACTTAAATGCAAATATTCAAATAAATGACATAGACATCTCTACAACAAATCCAATTCCGGTTGACTCAGCTCCGGTTATTCCAGTCAATGCCACCACTACAATTATAGCCGTCGGTACTAGTGAAGTTGAAGTAACTGCTGCTACAAACCAAACGGCTTTAAAAATTACAAATTTAGATAATGGAAAAGTTTTTTATTCGTTTGACACCGGAGTTTCAAGTTCTAATGCTTTCCTAAATAAAGGAGATGAGTTAGAAGTTAGCTTATATGCAGGTTCTATCTTTCTTGTTAAAACAAGTGGAACTAATAATCTTCAAGTAGATAGGATAATAGAGTGAGCATAAAAATTAATAGAAAACCTTGGCTATTAAACGGAAATGAAGATATTAATATCAGTTCTCAGTTCATTGGAAATATAGATAATATAGCGCTTCCTCTAAGAACTAATAATATTGAAAGAATGAGAATTAATGAAAGCGGTTTAATAGGCATAGGTACTTCAACAATTGGGGCTAAACTTCATATATCTGGCCAAGCAGATGAGATACAAACACTTATTAAAGGATTTTCAACTCAAACAAATCCTATATTTAAAATCCAAGACTCCACTTCTGCTGATTTAATTGTAATAAATAATAATGGTGAAATTGGAATTAGAAAAACTACCCCAACTGAATTAATTGATATCGAAGAAACTCGTATTGGAAACGCAGTAATTAGATTAAAGCATATGACATCTAATGAAGATGCTCGTTTAGAAATTATCACTAGTGGTGGCGGTGGCGCAGACCCGTTTATAAGATTTGCTATAGATGGAGCTACTACATGGAGCATTGGTGTTGATGATTCAGATAGTGACTCATTCAAAATAGCTAATTTTACTAGTGTTGGAACTAATGCAAGAATAAAAATAGAAAAGGGTGGTAAAGTTTTTATAAACCGTAATTTGGAAGTAGGTTCTACACAGACACAAGACGAAGTTCAAATTCAAGTATTAGCCGGTACTGCACAAACAGCTAACATTATCCAGTTTGGAGAAAACGGAGGGGGTGCTTTAGACCAGTTTTTTGTTCTTGATGAAATTGGGCGGGTTGGAATAGGTATATCTGTTAATCCTGCTGCCAGATTAGATATTCAAGGTAGTATGGATGAAATCCAAACATTAATAAAAGGATTCTCAACTCAAACTAGTAATGTATTTGAGATTCAAGATTCTATTGATACCAAGGTTTTTGTGGTGGATAAAATTGGTAGGGTTGGAATAAAGAAAGCAACGCCAACTGCATTAATTGATATTGAGGAAAGTATCACAGGAAATGCGACAATAAAATTAGCACACGTAGCATCAGGATTGAGTAATAATGTAACTCTTAAACTTCAAACAGAAGGAAGCGGCGGAGGCGACCCGCGTGTAAAATTTAATATTAAAGGTATTTCCGATGGAACATGGACTATAGGTATTGATAATTCAGATTTAGATGCGTTTAAAATTTCAAACAATAGTACTTTAGAAACCAACACTCGTATAAAAATTGAAAAAGACGGAAAAGTTTTTATAGGGAATGATTTAGAAGTACAAAAAAGAGATGTATTGAGATATGCAATCTTAATGGGGAGCTAATGGCTATACAAGAAAAACAATTAGGCCAGTTAAGACCACTAGATACACTTGCAGCGAGTATTTATTCTCCTGGAGTCGGCGTCACTGGAATAATTAAGAATATAGTAATTTGTAATACAACTACTACTTCAACAAAAGCTAGTATATTCCAGGATGATGATGGAACAACTTATGATAAAACTACAGCTATTGCTTTTGAGGTTTCAGTAACTAAAGGAACTACTGTGGAATTTTCAATATTCTTACCTATGGATAATTCAAATGGAAATTTAGCTGTACAAGTAGATATTGCTGATACTTTGACATTTACAGTTTCTGGAGCGGAGGTAACTTAATATGTCTATTGATAAATTTCCCATAACAGTAGATATTCCTCTTGATACTGTTGCCACTACTTTAATTAGTGTTGATTCAACCACACAACAAGTTTTATTTACTGGTGTTGGATTGATTAATTTTGTGATTATATCTAATCCCAGCAATAATAGAGCTTTATGGATAAAACCAAACGATGATACTTCAATCAAACAAGGTATATTAATTCCTCCACAGGACCGTATATTTTTCCCAGTTAAATCTAATTTAACAATTTTTGGAATAATGGACGCTGGTGGAGCTATTGATATTTCAGTTGTAGAGTTCACATAATGGCTAAAGAACAAGTTACTGATTTGGGATTAGATGTTAACAGCACAGCTACGGTAACTAGTAGTATTGACGTAACAAGAACAGACCGAGTCGGCTTACATCTAAAGGAAGCTTCTGGTAATCATGCAGGCACTATTTGGAGAATGTATTGCTCCCCGGATGATGTTAATTGGTTTATGACCACTCAATTGAGTAGTACACAAGTTAACGGACAAAATAAAGCAGAGTCGTTTGACACCCGTGGGACCCAGTTTGTTAGATTTCAGGTAGACACTGCATCTTCTTTAGCTGCGACAGAGGATACAACTATAGTTACTTAGTCTAAAATACAATGAAAGAAATTAAACAAAATTTAAAAAATATACAAGAAGACATCTCTGAAATGAAAGTAGACTTGCGTTCACATATTCGGCGAACGGATATACTAGAAAAAGAAGTTAAACCAATGAGAAAACTATATGACGCAAGCTGGCTACTTTTAAGAATCGCCGCTGTCTGTGGAACAGTTTTTGGAATTTTCAAATATTTAAACTAAGGAGAATATAATGGAAGAAGCACTAGCTTGGCTTGCTGCTAATTGGCTGAATACTTTGGGATACGTATTATGGGCAGCAGCGGAATTAATTAGAAAGAATCCAAAATTGAAGTCCAATAGTCTGATTGAGCTTGGAATGAATCTTGCATCTCTACTTCACAATTGGGGCGAAAAAGAAAAAAACGAAGGAAAAGAAGACAAAGAGAATAACAAGTCGGATGAAGACTCTGATAACGAGCCAGAAGAGGTCCCCACGACTGATTCGAAATAGTTCTAAATTATTCCGGTTCATATTCTTGTATTAATCTGCAGTGTGATTTAAACATATTTCCTTTAAACAAATACA